TGGAATAATGATGAGTAAATTATTAGAACAAATAATTCGTAATATATTAACAGAGGATAGTATGGTTTTAGGGATAGAACCATTACAAGCTGAGGATTTAACTTTTATTAATTCGCAAATTCGTACGCCGTTAGGAATTGCGTCAAAGGACATGAATTTCTATAACTTAGGAGGAACGCGGATTACGTTGAAACGTGTTGGATTACGTGATAAAGATGACGTAACAGGAAAACGTAGCAGAGAAATAACGCCAAATGAATTTCAAACAAATGTAGTATTAAAATTAAATGGACTTCGAGGCGGATATGAACCAATGACAGGACCAGACTATGTTTGGATAATTACTAGAGATTTAAAAACTGATGCCAAGAGAGACGCCCGTAATCCTAAATCGGATCGTATAATTGCAAAATATTATTCAGTTGCAACATATGTTAAAACATCATTAATTGCAAAAACATTGACAAACACCATGAAAGGATATATTTTTAAGTTAAACGGAGGTGCACTTGTATTTAATTTAGCAGATGTTAATTTTAATGAATGGACACGCGAAATTAATATAGAACCAGTAACGCTAGCAAATGCTCCATATGTTACTGTATCATATGGCGATGAAAGTCGTGTCGTACGAGAGTTATATGCATATTTTAATTTAGACTCATCATTATTTAACTATACAGTACAAAATAAATTTGGATGTGAATTGAAAGGAGCAATTCAACAATTTCAAACTGAAAATGGTCTTACTGTTACAGGAGATTATGATAATGCTACCATGAAATTTGCAACTAGTTTAAAGAAAAACAAATATGTATTTAAGGATCAATTTGGTGTTAAACAATTTGTTGGACAATGTCAAATAGCAAATCGACAAGTAATTGATGTAGTTACTAATATAAAAGTTCCAGAAGGCGGATTTACGTATGGAATTAAAGGTGATGTTGAATTTTATCGAGTACAACAGTTAATGCTAGAATATTATGAAAACTTATTGAAAAATCCAAAAATTGTAAACGCGTTAAAAGCAAATGACTCATATAAAAATTATACATCATTAAAAAAAGCTTTAGCAACTCAAGCAAATCATGGAAATTATGGCGATGGTACACAAAAAATAGTTAAGTTTTTAAAGGATGGGTTTAAAATGACTACATCAGATAAAGTTGTTGAAACAGAATTTGTTAACAAATTAAAATTATAATTCATATGAAAATACTATTAGAACAAGATTTTGACTTAGATGCTGCTTTAAGTGGTGGAAAAACAACAATAGTTGTAGACCCGGTTCGTTTAAATGATACGCCACCAGTAAAACCTGAAGATCTTCCGCCGGCGGTTGTTACTAAAGATAAAGTTAACAAATCGGATGCATTAATTGCAATGGAACGAGATCTAGCAAATCCAGAAAAAATAAAATTAATTTCTAAATTAAAGTATAATGCAATTGAGTATCGTTTATATTTACCTAAAAAAATGAACCATACAGATATTGCAGAATACGACATTATGGATAAAATGATATATCATTTACGGTCTCGAGATACAATGTCAGGAGATGCCATGGTTTGCTATTGTGATTTAATTTATAGATTTAGTAATCCATCTAGATATAGTTCATTACATAAATTAATTAAAAAATATCCTAAGCAGTATAAATATTTTTTAACTAGTAATGGGAAAAATGGATTATCGTTTGATCGACTAAATACAAATTTAACATTTTTTACTCCTTTTCAAAACGATTCAAATAATTGGGCTGAATATTTAGATTGGGAAGATAAAGATACTGATCTTAATATTGGAAAGAAATTTCATACATTAGCTCGTTCATTTGACTACTTTAATCCGCCTATAAGAATAAAAATCCGGAATAGATTTACTGATTTATATATAAATAATTTAGTTCTAGCATGTTACAATGTTAAAGCATTCGGAGCTCCGGTAGAGTGGTTACGTAAAAAATAATAAATCCATGGCAAAAAATCATTGGCATAGTGCAGGAAGCTCTAAACGAGCTGAAGCATATAAATACGGTTATAAATCAGGTTTAGAACATACAGTTGCTGATCAAATAAAAAACAGTGAATATGATTTGAATTATGAGACAGAAACATTAAATTACGTGGTTCCGGAACGCAAAGCAAAATATACGCCTGATTTTATTTTTACTAAAAAAGATGGCAATATCATGTACATTGAAACTAAAGGACGATGGACTAGTATTGATCGACTTAAAATGAAACATGTTTTAGCTTCAAATCCGGGTATTGATATTCGCCTAGTATTTCAAACACCTACACAAAAAATTTCAAAAGGTAGCAAAACAACATATGAATCATATGCATTAAAGCTAGGAATTAAACATGTAGCAAAAAAAGATATTCCTACAGAGTGGCTCATAGAATGTATTAAAACAGGCGAAGAATTAAAAAAACCTAAAACTTTTTTCTAATTAGGTTTGATTCGTAAAATATTTTTAATATATTCATGATAATTAATTTATTTAATTAATAGATTGATTCTTTTATTGAATCGATCGTTAGACCAGGAATGTAATGTATGTGTCTAACTAATATTATTTATATTATTATATTTAATTGGAAAAGAACTAATAATTCATTATATTATATATAATGAAGAATCTTAAGTTATTACAGTTACTGGAATCAGTATTAGGTAAAGGAAAATCTACTTCCGGAAATAACATTGCATTTTTCTCTCCTTTTATTTCTCACTACAAGCCAAAATTAGAAATTGATATCAATACTAATCACAACGGCGAAAATCCATGGCATTGTTGGATATCTGAAAAAAAAGGTCGAAGCATTGTTTCATTGTTTAAACAATTAAATTTATCAAAAGAAAAGTTTGAACAATTAGCCCGTATCATTGAAACTTCAAAGTATCGTAATCATGATACTGCAACAGAAAAAAGTGTTGCTATACAATTGCCGGACGATTATCGACCATTATGGATAAAAAAATTAACTCCTGATTATAGAAATGCAATTTATTATTTAGAATCTCGAGGAATTACTATTTTTGATATTATTAAATATCGAATTGGATATTGCGAAAATGGAGAATATTCTGGAAAAATTATTATTCCAAGTTATGATGGTAATGGTCAATTAAATTATTTTGTATCTAGAGCATTTTATAAGAATGACAAACAAAAACATAAAAATCCTAAAATATCAAAAGATATTATTGGGTTCGAACTGTTTATAAATTGGGCAGAACCTATTATACTTTGCGAAGGTTCATTTGATGCAATTTCTATTAAAAGAAATGCAATTCCATTATTTGGAAAAATAATACAACCCGCACTTCAAAAAAAAATTATTCAAGAGCGTGTACGAAACATTTATATATGTTTAGATGCAGATGCTTTAAAAAATGCACTTCAAATTGCTGAAAGATTTATGGGGGAAGGATTAAATGTATATTTTGTAGAATTAAAAAATGAAGATGCATCAGAATTAGGATTTAAAAAAATTACAAATATATTAGCAGATATCGATGTTTTAACATTTGAACGATTAATGCAATTAAAAATGGGAATGATATGGGCATAAAAAAGATTGATATTGGTATTGATAAGATTGATAAAATTTTTCACGTATCAGATATTCATATCCGAACATTAAAACGACACAAAGAATATCGCGAAGTATTTCAGAACATGTTTGACCATATTAATTGTCATGCAACTGGAAATAGTATTGCAGTTGTTACTGGAGATATTGTGCATAGCAAATTAGATATGTCTCCGGAGCTAATTCAGATGCTAGTAGAATTTTTTAATGGATTTACAATTCCTACAATTGTTATTCTAGGAAATCATGACATGAATTTGAATAATATGCAAAGAATTGATGCTGTTAGTCCTATTTTAGATGTTATCAATAATAAAAATATCATCTTTATTAAAGATAATGGATTGTTTGAATGTGGCGGAATTACATGGAATCATATGGCGGTTGATGTTGCACCAACTGAATACATTATGGCAAAAGATTTTACTGCATCTTATAAAATTGCAATGCACCATGGTGCTGTAAATACTGCTAAGACTGATATAGGATACCAAATATCAAACGAACATGTAACCACAGAATTATTTGCAGGACATGATTTAACATTGTTAGGAGATATTCATAAACCTGCACAATTTTTAGATGCTGCTCAAACAATTGCCTACCCAGGTTCATTGATTCAACAAAATCATGGCGAAGCATTAGACCATGGAATTTTAGTTTGGGATATTGAATCTAAAAGTGCTAAGTTTGTTGAAATTCAAAATGATTATGGTTATGTTACAATAGAAGTTGATGGGACTACAATTGTCAAGTCTCCACATCGAATGCCAAACAAACCTAGAGTCAGAATAAAATTTCATGAAACTAGTGCAGCTGACATGAAACGGTTGATTGCAACAATTCGTAAAAAATATGATGTTCAGGACATTACAATACAACGTAGTAATGCCGGACCAGATTCTAATGCAACAGCATCAGTTACAATTGGCAATGTACGAGATGTAGAATATCAAAACACGTTAATTACTGATTATATTTCAATTAATCATCCACAAGCAACTGCTGAAGAAACTGACGCAATTAGATACATTAATCGAACAATTAATTCAAAATTACCAGCAGTAGAATCAATACGACATACAACATGGCATCCTATATCATTTGAATTCGATAACATGTTTTCATATGGCGAAGGCAATGTTATTAATTTTGAAAAGTTATCAGATGTATGTGGTTTATTTGCGGCAAATACCTCAGGTAAATCATCACTATTAGATGCAATTACATATACTATATTTGATAAATGTAGTAAAACAGGTAAAGCAAATGAAGTTTTGAACAACAAAAAAACTACATTTAATGGCATTTTTAAATTTGAAATGAATGGCATTCAATATACAATTGAAAGGCGCGGCACCAAGAAAAAAGAAAAACATGTTAAGGTAGATGTAGATTTTTATACTGACACTGAAAATTTAAATGGTGAAGAACGAAGTGATACAAACAAATCAATTCGTCGTTATTTAGGCACATATGATGATTTTATTTTAACTGCATTTTCACTTCAAGCTGACAACAATAATTTTATTGAAAAGTCTCAAAAAGAACGCAAAGATTTGCTTTCACAGTTTTTAGATATCACTGTATTTGAACAACTATATCAACTTGCAGCTGACGAAATTAAAGAAACTGCTGGCAAATTAAAAACATATAAAAAAACAGATTTTGATATCATTATCAATGATGCTGATACTATTATTACAAATAATCAACAAGATATTACTAATCTAGAAAAAAAGGAAGATGTATATCAAGAATCAAGAAATGATCTACAAACTAAAATGTTGCAACTTATTGAGACAAAACAGCCAACAACATATAACGGACCAGACATTGATGATTTAATACAAGTAGAAACAACACTCACAAAAAAAGTTACACAATTACAAACAGACATTGAATTAGCAGAAATAAATTTAGAAACGGTTGTTAGTGAATATTTAATAATCAAACGAGATATACGAGCATTTAATGAAAATAAACTAGTTACAGAATTAAGATTATTAGAAAAATTTGAAACTGAATTAGAACAAATTGATTTAACTGTTAAAAAACAACAAGGAATTATAAATGCAAAGCAAGAAAAAATTAATCATCTTTCCGACCATGAATATGATCCGGAATGCAAATACTGTACATCTAACGTTTTCGTACAAGATGCTATTGCGGCTCAAAATACGATTGATACAGATCGATCAATATTAGACGAATTACAACTTAATCAAAAAACTTTAAACACTACAATATTAGAATATGGTGCTGTACGTGTGGAGTTGTCGACATTAAACAATTTAAAACAACTACATGAAACAAATCGTCTATCAATAGAAAAACAAGAATTACAAATTCAAATTTTAGAAAATGATTTGCAAACTCGTGAATCTGAATTAGAAACATGTTTAGAACGACAAGAATTATTTCGTGCTAATGAATCGGCAATTATACATAATAAAACGGTAGATTTAGAAATTGCAAATTGCAAAGAAACAATTGACTCATTAACAAAATTAATAAAACAAACTACGGATACAATTCGAAGTAAACATGGTAAAATTGAAGTTGCTAAAACTACAAAGAAAACGGCAATCGAATCTTTAGACACATACAAACAATTAGAAACTGAATATAAAGCTTATGAGTATTATTTAGATTCAGTTAAACGTGATGGTGTTCCATATGAATTAATTGCAAAAGCAATGCCAAAGATTGAAGCTGAAATTAACAATGTATTGAATCAAGTAGTTGATTTTAATATGGTGCTTCAAAGTGACGGCAAAAATATCAATGGATATATTATTTATGATGAAGACAATTTTTGGCCTCTAGAATTAACAAGTGGAATGGAACGATTTATTAGCTCATTAGCAATACGCATTGCATTAATCAATGTTTCCGCATTACCTAGACCCAATTTTATTGCAATCGACGAAGGATGGGGAAGTTTAGACGCAGAACATATTTCAGCAGTAGTAAATTTGTTTGATTATTTTCGCACTAAGTTTGATTTTTCAATTATTATATCACACGTAGATACGATGCGAGATATGGTTGATAATTTAATTGAAGTTAACAAAATAAATAATTTTAGCTGTATTCAACACAATTGATATTTATATAAAAGAATATTAAGGTAATGCAACGTAAAAAAACAGTTTATAAGGGTTTACAGTTTATCGATGTATGGTATACTGATACATCATTAACTTCGCCTGATTATTTTCAAATTTCTGAATTCCCAACTAGATTAACTGCCGGCAAAAATTTATTTAAATTGCTAGGAAACCCAACAACTTTAAAAGTTGGCGGATATCTTAATCTTGAAATTTTAGATTATAATGGCGATCCAATTTATTATGAAGTTGTTAATTATATTGATGAAGATACAAGTCGAGTAATTGCAATTTATATTTATGAAGATACACCACCAGGCGACTGCACAATAACATTAACTGCTGAAACATTAAATGCACCTCCGGAATGGCAAGGTCGTGCAAACATCAAATGG